AACTGCTGAACTTCAAACTCTCCTTGATGAGAGAATGAATATTGAGTTACAGAATGTTGAACTTACAGAAGCCGAGAAAAATGTAATCAGAGCAAAGTATGCGAAACAGTTATCAGACGCAATCAAGGCTGATGAAGACAAGAAGAAGAAGGATAGACAAGATGCACTTGTTAATGAATTAGCACTTGTATCAAATGACTTTGATAGACAACTTGAATTATACAAACAATTCCAAGCAGAAGTATTAGCGTCAGAACAATATACCGCTGGTGAGAAACTGAGAATAATTGGTGAGACCAATCAGAAGATATTAGCACTCCAAGAACAACGATTCACTGAGGAAAGATTAAAAGATGAGATAAGATTCCAAGAAGGTGAATTGACTCAAATCAATTTACTACAACAGGAAAAAACAAGATTAGACCAACAGGCTGCGAATTATCTTGATTTGAAGAACAAAAAACAAATCAATGATGTTCAATATCTACAATTCATCAAGCAGAACAATCAGGCTCAGATGAATGTGGATAAGGCGTTGTTAGACGCTAAGATGGCTAACTTCCAAGCCGTATCTCAACTCTTATCTGCAACTGCATCACTTGTTGGAGAACAAACAAAGGCGGGTAAGGCGTTAGCAATCGCTTCTGCTACCATCGACACCTATGTTGCCGCAAACAAGGTATTAGCAGACCCAACACCAATGCCGACAGTCCTAAGATTCGCTCTCGCAGCAGCGGCAATCGTTCGTGGTATTGTATCAGTTAAGAAAATCGTTGATACAAAATTACCTGTATCAGGTGGTGGAACTGCTGGTCAATCTGGTGGACAACCAGCGAATCAACCTCCTGGCATCATCAATGTCGCAGCCAAGAAAATGGCAAATGGTGGATTTGTATCAGGACCAGGAACATCAACATCAGATTCAATCCCCGCACTTCTTAGTGATGGGGAGTTCGTTGTTAATGCTCGTTCAACTCAGTTATTCAAACCATTGTTAACCGCAATCAATGACGCAGGAGCACTACCACAGTTTGCAGTAGGTGGAATGGTTAAAGGTCAGAATCAACCACAACAAGATAATAGTTCGAAGATTGCAGAAGTTATACAACAGACATTCCAAAACCAACCAATTAGAACATTCGTAACAGCGACAGATATATCAAATCAACAACAATTTGATAGAGTAATTAAATCTCGTTCGTTGATATAAAAATTGGAACATTTTAATAAAACAAATATTTATAGATAATGAATCCTACTCGTATTATTGAACTTTTTATTGATGATGAGTTCGAGGAAAGTGGTATTGAAGCAATCTCACTTGTATCAAGACCTGCTCACGATGAGCAGTGGATTGCTTTTGGTCACGGTGAAGAAGTTGAAAGATTAGAACCGAACTACAAAATAGTGTCGGATGACTTCTGTTCACACAACCCAAAATTAGACCAATTAGGAGAGCCTTATTCTCAATTGATAGAAGAAGGTTGGGAAGTAATTAAAGTCGAAAAAATCACACCTATGATGGTTCAGAAGATGAACCAAGAGAGGTTCTCAGAACCAAACGAACCATCATTCTTAGATAATGACCAATTTAGAGTTAGATTCAAGTATGTAGGTCCAAGAGATGAGAAGAACAGACAGTTCTGTTCTGATATGTTATCCAAGAATAGAGTTTATAGACAAGAAGATATTGATGAGTTAACTGATTCAGTTGCTAATGAAGAATTTGGTTTCTATAACATCTTTTTATGGAGAGGTTCATTTAACTGTCGCCACACTTGGGTTAGATTATTATACGCACCAACTGGTAAGATTAGAAACTCAGGTTCATCAAGTAAGGGGTTAGAAGATACAAGTGCTCAGTCATCGAATCTTCAACCTGATACAAGAACAGAGGCGACAATTAATTCACCAAATCCATCAAAACAATGGAAGCCAGGTATGCCAAGAACAGGTCCAAATCTTTTTAAGAAAGATGAAATGGGACTTGAAGATGCTTGTTGGGAAGGATATGAACCAATCGGGACTAAGATTCTTGATGGTAGAGAAGTTCCAAACTGTGTTCCAATCAAATTGACTGAGGATGATTTCGTTGATTCAATTTCTGACTACCCTGAGGGTGTTAAGAACGCAGCAAAAAGTGCTGTTGCATATGCAGAGAAAAACGGATGGGGTTCTTGTGGAACTGGCGTAGGAAAACAAAGAGCATCTCAACTCGCGAAAGGTGAAAACATCTCAGTTGATACATTAAAAAGAATGTATTCTTATTTATCAAGACACAAGACAGATTTAACCAAATCAAAATCATATGATGATGGTTGTGGTAAGTTGATGTATGACGCTTGGGGTGGTGAAGCAGGATTAAAGTGGGCAGAAAGAAAGTTGGCTCAACTTGAAAAAGAGAGAATGACTTTCGCAGTAGCCGATGAAGACAAACAAATTCTTGTTGGAGCGGCGATGGTGCCAAACAAGATGATTCATAGATATGATGATTTGGGGAATATGTATTATGTGTATTTCTCAAAAGCATCCATCAGAAAAATGGCGGATAAGTTTCTTAAACAAAAAAGAACTGATGAAACTTCAATTGAACATAATGGAATTAAGTTAGGTTCTGATAAAGTTTATATCACAGAATCTTGGGTATCAGAAGACCCCATCAAAGACAAATCAAATATGTATGGTTTTGAACTACCATCGGGAACTTGGTTTGTTCAGATGCGAGTTGAAGACAAGAAGATATGGAAATTAGTTAAAGATAATATGTTAACAGGATTTTCTGTTGAAGGATTATTCGCTAATAAATCGGTTTTCTCAAAAGAAGACAAAAAAATAAACCAAATAAAGCAAATACTTAAATCAATAACAGATGAATAGTAAGCAAGCATTAGACAAGATTATGAAAATCTTAAATCTAACTCCACAAAAATTTTATGATGCAAAAACTGAACAAGGAATTGCAGTTAAGATTGATGGTGATTTAGAATTAGGTGCTCCAATCTATGTCGCAACGGAAGAAGGTATGATTCCTGCTCCTGCTGGTGTTCACAAACTTGATGATGGTTCTGAAATCGAAGTTGATGATGACGGCAAAGTATCCAAAATTAAAATGGGTGCTACTCCTGACGCAAAGATGGAAGACAAGAAAGAAAAAGAATCTATCAAGGATGAGAATATGAAAGCGGCTTTTGCTGATGTTAAGATGAAAGACGGAAAGATGATTAGAGTTGAAGGTGAAGAACCAATGGTTGGTTTGATGACCAAACTCGTTAATTATGATGGAACTCTTACAGCATTAACTGATGGCGTTTATGAAACTGAGAATGGTAAGAAAATCAACATCGTTGGTGGAACTATTCAAGGTATAGACGAAGCAGATGAAAAAGCAGCGGAGAAATTTACCGAAGCAAAAACAGCAGATGGTGCTATTGTTGAATCCCCAACATTCGATGTGGGAGAAGATTTAATGGTAGTTAAAGATGGTGATAAGTCGCCAGCACCAGATGGAGAACACCAAATTGTTCTCAAAGATTCTGAGGGTAACGATGTTAAAATCAGAGTTATGACTAAGGATGGTAAAATCGTTGAGAGAGAAAATGTTGAGGAAATGGAAGATGATATGATGTCCGCTGAAGAAGTGGCAGAATTATTCTCACAAGCACTTAAAAAAATCGAATCAAAGATTGACGCAATCTCTGCTAAACAAATTGAACTTGATGGTAAATTCCAAAAGTTCTCTAAGGAACCAGCAGGTCAAAAAGTGTTCACACAAAAAACAATAAACGAAACCTTCTCTCAAACAGAAGATAGAGTAGAGTCCTTCAAGAGATTGAGAGCGGCTCTAAACAAAAACTAAACAATAAATAAAAATTAGGTAATAAAATGAAAAACAAATTATCAAAAATGTCGTTCAATTACGATTTAGCAGGGCTAAGTTCGTATGTTGACCAACTTTCATCTGATATTATCTCAGAAGCAGTGTTAACTCCTGTTACAATGAAGTATGTTAATGTGATTGACCACCAGTTGAGTCACCTTTGCCAGGAATGGTAATGTAAAATTGGGCAATATCGGTGGAAGGTGTGAATCCCAATACCGAGATAAGTCAAGATATGTAAAAGGATTTTGACCATCGTAACGCATAGAGAGTGAAGAATATAATAATCTCTCCAAGAGTGTCCACAACGAGAACCGTTGAAAATATATGCTGAACTTTAAGGAATAAGAACTTAAAGAAGTTGAGGATAAAAAGCCACAACGATAACAAAACTGTCCTGGAATTAAAGGCACACAGAATGTAAACTTACTTTCTGAAACATTATCAGTTCAAACTGGAACTACTTGTGGATGGAATGATGCAGGTGATGTAACTTTCGAAGTTGCTCCTTTAACTGTTCAATCATTAAAGGTTAACCAATCATTATGTCTTCAAGAATTGAACACACTATGGTTAGGTCAATATCTAAATCCAGGCTCATACAATGAGCAACCGCCGTTCGAACAGGCGATAGTGGATTTGCAAACTAAACAGATAAAAAGGTATAACGAAGACCTGGTTTGGAATGCATCAAGTGGTTCATCTGCATTTTCAGGTTTCATTGAGTTGTTGAATAACACTGCTGGTGTTGTAAAGTTAGACACACTTCCTGCATATTCAGCAAACACAGTTGCACTTTGTTCTGTAACAGGTGCTACTGTTCAAGAACAAGCAAATAAAGTTTTAGCACAAATCGATAATATTATCAATGAATTAGATAGAAATATTTATGATAGAGATGATATCGTAATCTTTATGTCTCAAACTCAGTTCAAGTGTTACTTGACTGCAATCAGAAATGTAAACAACTTCCATTTCAGTGAACCAACTCTTGGTCAAGTATTTGAAACATTCCACCCTCAAACAAAGTATAAAGTTGTAGGAGTTCCTGGTCTTAATGGTTCAAACTTAATCGCTGCTGGTCCACAACAATACTTTATGGTTGGTGTTGATTTAATGAGTGATGAAGATTCATTCCGTTCTTGGTGGTCTATGGATTTCCAAGAAGTGAGAATCGCTGTGAACTGGAAAATCGGAACACAAATCGCTTTCCCTCAGTTCTTCGTAACTAATGGTCTTTAATATTTATGGTCGGGGGGAAACCCCCACCATTAATTTCAATAAACTAAAAAATTAAATCAATATAAAATGAGTTGTAATTTGAATAGTGGGATTGGTCTCGGATGTCGCGATGTAGTGGGCGGCGTGTCCACCGTATGGATTACTGACCAAGACAACTTAGCATCAATCACGAAAAATACAGGTGATACAATTACTCAAATTTCAGGCACAGGCTCGTATTACGAATTTCAATTAATTCGCACGAGTTCTCAGTATACTGAAACTGTTAATGCGTCACTTGAAAATGGAACTGTATTTTATACACAAGAGTTAGTTACATTCTTCTCAAAACTTGAACAATCTAAGAGAAATATCTTGAAGACCTTGGCTCAATCTCCAAAACTTTCAATAGTAATGGAAGATAACACAGGGAAATATTTCTTACTTGGTGAAGTATATGGAAGTTTCGTATCGGCAGGTAGTAGCGTCACGGGTAAAGGCCTGGGAGACGCTCAGGGGTATAATATAACTTTCCAAGCGTTGGAGCAGAATCCGATGTGTGAATTATCAGGTCCAATCACTTCTGTGGTTGCTGGTATCACAGTTATTGCTGCTTAATAAAATAATATAAATCACAGGGGGGTTAATATCCCCTTGTGATTATTTTTATCTGCTATGATTCTTCTAAAAACAAATCAGTTAAATAAGATGGTTGTTACTGTGTCTCAAAACGCAGAACTCGCCAATCCTGAATGGTTATTTTCATTCACTCATATCTTCTCAAAAAGAAGGGTAACAATGATATTGTCTAATATCTCGACTCACAGAGTTAGATATGATGAATTTGAATTTATAGAAGGACCAAATCCTGGTCAGATTCCATTCCCTTATGAGGGACAATACAATTATGGTATATGGGAACAACCAGCAGGTAGTGGTAATTTAGACCCTGCATTAGCGTATAACCTCGTTGAATCAGGTATAGCATTATTGATTGCTCAATCTGCTAATACCACAAATGAATACTATATGGAGTTCATATCACCTGATGAAGATGATTCCAATATTATATTCGCTCCTGATGAATTAAATCCACCAACAGCGACACCAAGTCAAACTGCTTCACAGACCGCAACTCCAACTCAAACTCCAACAAATACTTCTACTCCAACAACTACGCCTACACAAACTCCAACTTTAACAAACACGCCAACTAATACAAAAACTACAAATACATCAACATCTACACCTACACCTTCAATTACTGCGTCACAAACTCAAACTCCAACTCTAACAAGAACTCCTACACAGACACCAACTACCACTACTACATTAACTGCAACGCCTACTCAAACTAAGACACCTACACAAACGCCTACACAAACACAAACTCCTACTACGACAACTACATTGACTGCAACCCAAACACCTACTGTTACACAAACACCAACTCAAACTTTACCAACACCAACTCCTTCATCAACTTCAACCCCAACTCCTACAACGACAACAACTCTGACTGCGACACAAACACCGACAATAACTGCATCACCGACAATAACTGCGTCTGCAACACCAACTCCAACGGTGACTAAGACACCTAACGCTGTTTGTCCAACAGAAATAACATTAAGTAATGTTTCAAGCACCTCCACAATAAATCCTGGTGTATATACAGGAGCGACAATTGCATCAGGTATTACATTTGATTATGCTTACTTAAATTACACAAACAATAGTTCGAAATTCCTTGTGTTAGGAACTGCTCCTGATGGTAACAACTACAAAGTATATCAAAATCATTTCGTTGGTGCACAAGCGTATTATACACTATTGAGAGCATTCTCAGGTTTAACAGATTTGGGATGGTCAGTATCAGAAAATGGATTTAATCAAAGTCCTTTATTCTCAGGTTCTTCAATGACTGGTGATACTGCATACGGAAACTTCACAACAAATATTATTGGTGGAGAGTATTTCCCTGGCACAGGTTCGGTTAATTTCTCAGGTGGAGTTGGAACAGCAACTGCATATATCGCATATCCTGCTGTTTGTCCTACACCTACACAAACTCCATCACAAACATCAACACCAACAATTACATCATCACCAACTCCTACATCGACACAAGTTACACCAACACCAACGCCTACGCAGACATCAACTGCAACACCTAATCCAACACCATCTGTAACATTAACACAGACACCGAGTCCTACACCGTTTAATCCTTCATCACTGAGTCCACAGATATGGGTTGACTTCTCTGATAGTTCAACAATGACTTTCAGAACAGGAACAAACTTCTTGGAAAGAATTACAAACAAAGGGGTGTATGGTGGTATGACTGCATTTACTCAAACAACTGCATCAAATCAACCTGAGGTTACTTCTTGGACAGGTGGTTCAGGTGTTAGTATATCAGCAGTTACAAACTCTGATAACTGGTTACAAGGTATTGTTGCAACCACTGCGTCAACGAATTGGACAAGAATTTTCGTGATTAGTGAACCTAATAACGCTCAAACATTTAGATTTTCAAGAAACTCAGATAGTAGTTCTTATACCATATTCCCTGGTCAAACTTCTACAACTGTTAGAAATGCAACATTTAATAACACCTCAGGTCAGTTTTGGAGACAAGATTGTGTATTAACAAATAGACCTGCAACAGGTCAAACAATTGTAAGTTATGTATCAACCAGTGCTGCAACCATTGTTTCTTATATGAGTATCAATAGTTCTGCAACTACAAATTCGGATGTCGGTGGCTCAGTTCAATCATCAGCACAGAATTTCCCTGGCGTATCAACTCTATTCTTAATAAATGAATCAGGGGCGGGTTCTTATGTTGGTCAAATCGCTGAAATATTATTAATAACAAGAGAATTGACTACAACTGAGACCGATAATCTATTATCTTATCTAAAAACCAAGTGGGGATTAAAATACTAATATGAAAGGTTATTTATTATTTCAAGATTTCCAACCAGCAGAGGACCTAATAAACGAGATTAATACTTGTATGGGATTTCCTAACGGTCAAACTCTAACTTGGATGAATGGACCATACTCATTTTGTTCAGTAGGTCCAACAAGTGCTTATACTCAATTTGAAGGATATGCAGTTGTTGTAGACACAGAACAGATTAGTCAATGTCTAACACAGGAACAAATTGATAATATTATACAAAAGCCTGTCGATTGGTCATTTTGTGTCTAAAAAAATATATTTATGAATATGAACGAATCTGTAAATAAAGAAAATATCCTAAAAGTATTTGATTTTGCACCTGCAAGAGTTCCAATAATTGAGGAAAACTTAATCATTAATACAAGAACGCCTTGGGTATATTACGGTGTCGCTAATCTTGCACCTCAGGAACTTATTCGTTTATACAACACATCCCCAACACATAGAGCAGCAGCAAATTCGAAGTGGTATGCCGTTCGTGGAGAATCAATCAAACTTGTATCAGGTGAAGATGATAGATTGGTAATGGTTAATTCTCTTGGTGATACAATGTATGATATATGGGAGAAATGTGTTCTCGACTTTATTTTATATGGGTCATTCGCAATTAATATTGTCTATCGTAAAGATAGAGATATGGGTTTTGAAATGTATTATATGGATTTTTCAAAACTAAGAGCCGAAAAATCAGATTATCACGATAGAATTAATAACTGGTATTACTGCGCTGATTGGGCGTTTCCGAAAAAATTTATTCCAAGAAAACTTCCAGCGTTTAATCCAAATGCAGAAGAGCCAAGTCAGGTGTTTGTATACTCTACTCACTCAGCAGGAAATAACTACTACGCAACACCTACATATTGGGGTGGAGCAACAGCCATATCAACTCAGGTTGAAATATTCAACTGGCATTATAACAACATCGTTAATGGATTATCTCCATCATTATTTGTTGGTATCAACTCAGGTATACCTGACCCCGAGCAGAGAAATGAGATTTACGAAAATTTGGTGGCGAAATACGGGGGCAGCAACACATCAGGGAAATTGTTTTTAACATTCAGTGATGGTAAGGACCAAGCACCAACAATTGAACCAATCCCTCACAATGGTTCTGATTCAATGTGGACAGAACTTAATGATATGGTTCAACAAGCAATCTTAACATCACATCAAATTTCATCTCCTGAATTACTTGGTATTGTTACACCAGGTCAACTTGGAAATCCTGACCACTTAGAAGCACAGGACCACTTCCACAACCTTGTTGTAAAACCAATACAGACAGAGATTAAGAAGGTATTTGAGAAGTTGTTATTACTTAGAGATAAGAGACCAGCAGAGATTGAAATAGACCAATTTGAAATGGTTACCATCGCTGATAAAGCACCAATCAAGGTTGAAGAAATTGATGAGAAAAAAGATGTCGCAGTTGATGAAAATAAAAATTTGAATGAAAATATAACCGAATGAGTCAAGCAATAATTCCACAGAACATATTACTTGTTTCTGAAAACAAGTTAAAGAACTTTACAGACATTGACCAAAATGTTACGAGTTCAGTATTACTCCCATTCATAGGTGTTGTTCAGCAGACCAAGTTGGAATATATTATTGGTGCTCGTTACTATCGTGAATTATTACTTCAAGTATCAGGTTCAACTCTAACAGATATCAACGCAAATTTTCTAAATTATTTTGTTCAGCCAATGCTCATATGGGCAGCATACGCCGAAGCATTACCATCAATCTTTATGAGAATAAAGAACAATGGTATTGTTAATGGTGCTGAAAATACTGTTACAATTTCTGAGATGCAGTATATGCAAACAAGAGCGGATGATAGAAGCCAATTCTTCGAACAGAGAATGATTCAAGAGATTGTTTTCAATTCAAACAACTATCCATTGGTATACAATTGGACAAGTAATGATGGATTGCAACCACATCTCGGAAAGAATTATTTCTCAGGTGTTCACTTAAACAACGGTCAATGGTATAACTCAATTGAAAATACAAGATTTCCTGGTATGGTTTATTTCGCTGACCCATCTTATTATTGTTGTGGATTATAATAAAAAAATTAAATCAGGTCTATAATGCCAATTCCAAAACCAAAAGAGGGAGAACAAGAACAGGACTACATTTCAAGATGTGCGAGAGCCATCGCTGATGAGTATCCTGATAATGCACAAAGAATAGCGGTATGTTATTCTCAACTCAAAGAGAAAATGTCCAAAGATGAATTATTCGTTCTTCAACCAAAGAAGAATGAGAACAGAGGTAACTATCTGTCCCGTTGTTCTAAGAACGGAAAGATGAGAGGTCAGTTCCCTAATATGAAAGAGAGAATGGGTTATTGTCTTAACTCGTTCAATTCGTATTACAAGTATTGGGCAAAAATGGAAGAATTTGGAGAGATACCAAAGGACTCCGCTCTTGGAATGTGCATTGCAAAAAAGAAAGCACAAGGTGTTGATTACAAACAAGCGTATAGAGAATGTGCATCTAAGGTTGTTGTTCCATCAGGTCCAATAGTATTGGCTGAGGACTTAAACATCTATGGTGTTAGACCTAAGCATTTTGATATATGTCCTGTTGCGGTCGAACTATTCAAACACTTCATTGATATGGGACTGAATGAAGAAACAATTGGTATGGTTCGTTCCGCAGCACTTGTTGCTGATAGAGTATTCGAAATTGAAAAAGAAGCAATTGAAGAAGAATATGTTGATGAAGATATGTTGATTGAAGCAATTGCTCTTGTGGAGGATTTCAAAGACATCATTCACGAAGTTGATGAAGAAACTGGTATGGTTCACGATGTATCATTTATGGATGGTCACATCGAAAAAATCAAAACATATGTAGATATGGAAGATGATTTATTAATTGAACCTGTTGAATATTGATTTACCAAGATACAATCATATATTTATAAGTGAGGTGAGTTTGCAGGTTTATCCCATTTAACATCTTTTTTTTTCTCACCTCATTTATTTATTTTTATCCATTATAACGGGGGCTTCTATTCTTAGAAGTCCCTTTTTTTTTTAACTTTGCTTGATACTACACTCTACTTCACCTATATTTTATTTATAAAAAAAAACACATTATGGGACAAACAAAAAAACTATTGGACAGTATCTTCGAATTCGACTTCGATAATACATCTTATCCTGATGACTTGGATATGGATTATGAGATTTGGTTAGAAGAAAAAAAAGAGGCTGAAAGAGCAGCATATGAACAACATTTATGTGACCTTTACAAAAACTATTAAAATGAGAACAAAAGAAGAACAAATCGTATTTCAGAATCAATCACATTTGGTTCAAAAGTATTTCACAGATTGTGGTATGTGTCCATCCTTACTTATGATTGCTCTTGCAACAGATGTAATGGTTGACTTCGCAATCAAAGGACCAACCAAAGAGGTCTTAACTCGCTTCGAGAAAATGGAATCATATATTCAATCAGAAAAAGATAAGAATGCAAAGAAAGTATGATGTGGTGTTAACATTCATATTCCCTAATCAACAAGAGTCATATGTTATTTGGGATATTGAAATGTATTCACAGATTAGAAATACACAAAAGTTTATTGACTTCGTTTTGGATGGGGACAAAAATGGATTTGGTGTGAACCCGATTGAGGTTCACGCCTCCATTTATCTCAATGCTCAGGTCCAAGAAATCCAAACTCCAATGGGTAATGAATTAATTATCATCGGGAAAAAAATCCTTTTGTTGGATTCATATTAATTCATATCTTTGTCTCCTAAATCAATCACAATGGAGACATCAAGAGGAACAGTAAAAAATTTAGACAATTTTAAGGGTATAGAACCATTCACAACAAGTGATTTGTGTGTGTATAGAGCCAGATTTATGGAACAGGCTTATGGTTTCGATGTTGAGTGCGGGACAGTTCTCGCTTGGTCAAATCGTGGTAATGAATGGGTATGGACATATGACTTCCATTACTGGTTAGTTGATGAAAATGGACACCTGTATGACTCATACAATGCTCTTAGGAATATGCATCTCCTAAGTGACCCAATTTGGAAATTTAGAAAACCAACTACATTCAAATATCTTTTGGTTAATGCGAATGATTTCGATTTAAGTAATTGGAATCCTTCCAAATCGAATCTCACAAGTTTTGAGAAGTGGGCTAATAAATACATTTCTAAATCCAAATATGATTTCATTTATTTATTTGGTGCTGGCACACTCAATGGTAGGGTTATGAAAGAAGAAGAACTTTATGACTTCTATGATTCACCATCTATTGGAGTAGAAGGTATGATTAATCAGATGTTAGTCGATAAACAAGTAAAATTAATTTTGTCTGAATCAAACTAAATCCTAACTTAGCATAAAATCATCAATTATGAAACTATCAGTATTAGACGGTTTTCAAGTAGAAAACCAAGAGTATCAAGTGGGATTAATATTCTACTATCCCACAGGTAAGCACCAACTTCGTGCTCAGATTTGGAATCTCAAAACAGATGATGTTCTGTTTGAAACAATCATTTCGGATTGGAATAAAGCCGTTGCGATGGCTTGCACTTGGCAACACATCACAGGTGAAGAAAATGTCGAAGGAAGAATGAAAAAAATTATTTCTGAAATGCGTG